GACATAGTTCTCCTCATCCGTCCAGTTCTCCTCATAATATGGGTCTTTGAGATTGCCGTTCTCCTTTGAAAATGTGACTCTATCACTGACGTCCAACCCTGGCTGGTTGATGTACGTCTGAAATAGGAAACTGATGGAAGCGCCCGCCACCACGTCCGGCACAATATCGAAATAGACGGGCGTTCCCTCTTCCTCGGCTGCCTGGGCGAGTTCTGGCAGCACTCCGCCGCCACTCGGCACTAGCAATTTATCCCACGCAAATGCCTTCTGGATGCTCGGCCCCAGGCTGTCATCAGGGGCGACCGTCAAGTTGGCCCAGGCCCTGGTTCCGGCATCAGGCGTCGGCTCCGCCGTATCCAACATGCTCTGGGTGACGACTTCTTTCATCATATCGTCGGCATGGATAGATTTTTTAGCCACTGCGCCTCCGGCATAGGCTGCCACAATCCGTCGCCTCAGCAGGTCGTTCTGACAGGGACCAGCTATGTCCAGATATTCCACATTGTCCTCAGTGTAGAACCGCCATTTTCTCAGAAAGTAGCAACACCAGAGCTTCTCGTAAAGCCAGACCTGTATCATAAAGTCTGGCTTGATGAAACTGGTATCAAAATCAACGGCGAATTGGCCGTCGAAGAACCCGATACCGTTGGCTATCCTGGAGGCGGAAAACCCCAATGTGTAATCCAATAGCGCCAGCCGTAAGCCCGCGTCCGTCGTCAGCCAAAGCTCAAACATCAGTCGAGACTCCGATATTGGTTATACCAAGTCAAAGTAGCAATGATGGTAGGTGCACCCTCTACGAGGACAAAGCACGTCACGTCATTGTCTCCTGGCTCCAGGGAGAATGTGCCGAATTGATCCCCTTTCTTGTGTGCTCCCTGCACCAGGCCGAAATAGTCCGACGTGATCTCTTTGTTGCCCGGCGCCAAGTCTATAGTAAGGGTCTCACCATCCACCAGGCTATAATCGAAGAGGATAACCTCTCCCGTCGTCTCATTCCGCATAGAGCGAAGAACGGCAGAGGTCCCCCCACTCCTGCCAATGGTAACCGTCGGATATGCCTCTGCCGTGCCATTATTCGTAATGGTAGCTATACCCGCCCACTGCGCCGTTCCTCGGTGAGAGGAACCAAACCACAAATCGTAATTTGCTTCGACATCAGAGTCTTGCTCTCCTACCGCCATAGCAGCCGTAGCGAAATTAGGAAACTCAGCATCCAACCAGGCCCACACATACCCGGTCCACCTGGCAAGAATGGCCTCGCCCGCCCCGGCGTAATTGCCAACAGAATACAACATGCCATCTGGAGCCCAGACCACATTATGTACCACATCGGTAGGCGAGCCGTCTCCCAAAGGTGACCAGGCCCACCCATTCCAGGCTGAAATGTTAGGGCCTCCCATCCCGCCTGCGGTATCGAACAACCCGCCTGCGTAGACCACGTTGTTGGCCCCGACTTCCAGAGACCAGACCTCAGCGTCTCCGCCGGCCCAATACATCCCTGTACTCAGAGGGTAATAGGCCGAGCCATCCCATCCAATGATAGCAGGATACGTCCCGCCGGGGCCACCGTTTACATCAGTAAAGATACCACCAATGATCACGTTTCCTTTAATATCCACAACAATGACATTTACTTCATCGTCCAGCCCGGCGCCCACCGCTGCCCACACTGCACCATTCCACTGGGCAATGTGCATAGCTGGATTACCTCCTGCGTTGTGGAATTCTCCGCCCACAAACAGCGTACCGTCTAGCCCAACCGCAACCGCCTGGCCAATGTTATCCAGCCCCGTTCCCAATGAGGTGAACGCTCCATCCTTCCAGCTCGTAATATAATCTCCATTAGCGTCACCGACGTCGGTAAAGTTTCCCACGATGTAGAGCGTCCCGTCAGGGCCAAATGCAAGGTCATAGATGGTCGTTGTAGCCGCATCAAAGGTGTGAGCTGGTCCTACCATGTTCCAGGTGCCTGCCACAACGTCATAGCGAACAATGTTATCCGCACCGTCCACGCCGTTCCAGGACTCAAACCAACCAGCATAATAGACGTCGTTCCCATCAGGAGATACGAGAATCTTGGCAATCCAGGGCACGGCGGTAACAGGATCGCTTGTTATGCCCAGCGCCGACCACTGGCCGGTACTCATCAGCCTGGCCGCTGCGTGTTTGTAGGACACTGAGTCATTGGCATCCAGTGTCTCAGATTGCTCCACCGTCCCATACCAGAACGGACTCGGAACCACGAACCGCAACGCCACCCGCTCCCAATAGCAGGGCTCGTTTACATTGACATCGTACTCCAGCCCGCCCGCATAGTAGGCATCCAGCCGCTTGGTCACCGCCGCCCCAACGTACTCAAACACCACTTTGTCACTGAACAGTGTCGTCAGCGCCTGCCGCTGAGCGTGCAAATCGGCCTGGCATGTGCCCGTCAACGTGCCGCCCAACATAAACTGCCGGGGCTGCACCTTCTTACCGGACACCTTCCCGCCCGCAATCAGCGCATATTCATCCAGGCTCAATGTACTCCTCGGACTCCCCACGCCCGTCACGTGGTTGACGTGTAGCCCATAGTCGTCCTCCAAGTCAAATGTGCCCGCGTCTGTTACTACCTTCCAGTTGCTCATCAGAAGCACTCCTATCAGCAAAAGTATTCTTTTCATCAATCCAATCCTTTATATCTCTCTGTCCATTCTATCGTCACTATTACTGTAGGTCCACCACTGGTGTCAACGAAACAACTAATTGTATTACTGCCAGATTCCAAGTTAAAATCTACAATGTTATGATTACTAATGCCCAACCGAGAACCAAAGAAGTTAGAAGTGAATGCTTTGGCTCCTGGTGTAAAATCCAAAGTCAGTGTTTCACCATCCAGCAGTGAATAATCTAATGGGATTCTAGTGCCGGTTGTTTCGTTGCCCAGGCTTTTCAAGGTAGCTGTAGTTCCGCCAGACCTAGAAATAGTTATTATAGGATAAGCAATCGCTGTCCCATCATTTGTTACAGTAGTTGTTCCTGAGAATGTTCCCGTTGTGCCGTTTTGATCGTGTCCAATCCAAATGTTCCCATCAGTATTTACTGAGATAGCTCGCAATACTGCGCTCGGGATATTTAGATCAAAGTTGTACCAGGTTGTTTTATTCCAAACAGCCAGGCCGTTATATATTGTAACGCCGCCCGCGGTGCTGATATCTCCTCCAACAAATAAGATCCCGTTTGCATCCACATCAATGGAGCTAACTTGACTGCCAGTCAACCCTCCGGCCAACTCCTCCCAGAATGACCCATTCCATCTGGCTATGAAGCTGGTAGTTACATTTCCAATGCTGATGTAATTACCACCGGCATATAGGCTGCCATCAGGTGTTAGGACGATCACGTAAACAATATTATTTGCACCACCGCCCATACTGTTCCAGGAGCCATCATAATAAGCGATTCGATTGTATGTAGTTCCGTTAATTGTGGTAAATGTACCACCAATGTAGACAATGTCATCGTCATCTATAGCGATACAGGAGACAATGCTATTTGGATTCTCTCCAGCGACTACCTCATCCCAAGACGACCCATCATAAACGGCAATATAATCTGCGCCAGTCCCATCCCAGTTAGTAAAATTCCCTACAATGTACAAGTTTCCTTGATGGTCGAAAGCACACTGATAAACTGCAGTAACTGTTCCAACACCAGGACCTCCTCCAACGTTTTCCCAAGCAGGAGAAACATCGGTAGGATCTGCCTTCGCGATATAATCAGCGTTACTGTCAGAACCTGCGTTGATAAACTCGCCGCAAATATAAACGTATCCATCCGGCCCAATGGTGATATATCGGACAGCTCCGTTTAACCCATCACCAAAAGAGGAATATGTCCCGGCATCCTTGTCGTAAACCACTACATAATCGGAGTCTCCATCTCCGTTCCAATTAGTAAAGTCACCAGCTAGATAGACCTTATCATCTGTAGTTGCTATTGAGAGGACAAGCCCTCCAGACGAGGGCGGACCCATCTCATGCCAGATTCCACCCTCCCTTGCTGCCACATAACGAAAAGTTGCAGAATCATTAGAATCTAGTGTTTCAGAAGAGGAACTCGTGGCATACCAGTACGGATCCTCAGCCAGGAAATTCAGCGCTACCCGCTCCCAATAGCAAGGCTCGTCAGTGTTGAACTCTACCTCCAACCCGCTCTCATAGTAGGCCGTAATCTCCTTGTTCACCGCCGCGCCAGTGTAAGTGATGGTCACGGGCTCGTCCGTGTCCATCACGGAAATCAGCGCCTGCCTTTGCGCGTGCAAATTCGCCAGGGTCGTGCCCGTCAGCGTCCCTATCAGCGTGAAAGGCCGAGGATGCACTTTCTCGCCCTTGTATTCCCCGCCTGGCAATGCGGCGTACTCGTCTACGTGCACGGAGAGAGGATGCACCCCACAGCCCACCGCGCCGGAGATGTGCAGGCCATACACGTCCTCGAAATCGTCGCCGTTCAGCAGCCAGTCGCTCATGCGTACAACGCCCTCATTTGCTCGAAGCCGTGAATTACCGTGCTGGACGTGGCCCGGGTGTGCACATTCATGGTCAGATAATTGGTGTTATGGGTACTATATGTCATGTTGTTCACCGCTTGCCGCATCGCTATGGCAGGCAATTGAACCGAATCCATGATGCCCAGAGACAATCCCTTCATCGTCAATTTCCCAATGTCCATAAAGACCTTCGAAGGAGATCCGATACCCAGGGACCTCCTTGCTGACGCGATGGCCTCATTCACTGAATCAATGATGGCCTGGCGGACAGACGCAATTCCGTCAACAATTCCCTGTTTCAAACCAGACATAAGATGCTTGCCTGCCTCCAGCATGGCATGATACCGTCCGACGACGTAATCTTTTGCTGCCTCTAATCCGATGCTGATGATATCGCCCAGAATCGAAAGCCCTTCGCGGAAAACGGTCTGAATACCCTCCAATGTTCGGTCGGCAATGCCTTTCAGGGTCTCACCTGCTCCCTCAAAATCGCCCGTGATGAGCTGCATGATGAGTTTCACTACATCAAAGATATTTCTCAATCCCGTATCAAATAGCGTCCACAGGATACTCAAGGCGCTGGAGACGATGGACATGATGCGCTCGCCATGCTGTTCCCAGAAGATGGAAATGCCTGTCAGTACCAACTCTGTGACCTGCTCTATTCTCAGCATGACGACAGAGATGGTGTCTCGGATTAGAGGCAAGTTCTCCTGTACCCACTCGGTAATCCAGCCGAACTTGTCGTCCCACACCTCTTGCAATCCCGAAAGGGCGCTCGGACCATCCTCGGAGAACCAACCACTCAACGCTTGCAACAAGGGCTGTGCTATGTCCCAGGCCGTGCTGATGGCATTGGAGATGCGTGGCCACCATTCGGTCCAAGTTTCCCCCAACCAATCAATGGCACGTGGTAGGTTCTCCCCTAGCCATTCCCCTGCTATCTCTGCCCACTCCGTGACTTTGGGGCCATACTCTTCGGCCAATTCTCCTAGGGGAGTCAACACAGCTACCAAAGCAGGTTGCAAGGCCAAGCCGATGCTATCTTTTACGTTTATCAGCGTGGCCTGCATTGCTTTCATCTTGGCGTTGGCTGATTCCGTCACATCCGGCAAAGTTGCCGTATTCTCACCCAACTTTTCCATCACCTGGGCCATCAGCGCCGCTTGCTGCTCCTGCTTGGTCAGCTCATCAACCGTCTTGCCGATCTGCGTTGCGTACGTTTCATTGGCGGTCGTCAAATCAACTTGGACCCCCAGGTTATCGAGGATCATCGGGCTTAACCGCCCCACACCGCGCACCAGCGAATCCATCATGAATCCCATATCCTCGCCAGTGGCCGCCGACACCTTGCTCAGATAGCCCATCGCCCCCGGCAACTGATTGGCGAACTGATCCCCCACCAACTGCGCCGCCAGGTTGTATTTCTCCATCAGATCGCGCTGGGTAATCATGCCCGACGAGCCTTTTTGCAAGGCGGCCAGCATCTTGTCGCCCGACTCTCCAGATGCCTCGGCGATGTTGTAAAATGCCTCCCTAATCCCTGCCAATGGCGCAGCATCAACGGCCAGCTTCGTCAGCCCGACTCCCAACGCTCCTACACCAGCCGCAGCGCCGATCCCCAGGCCGATAGCTGCTGTGCTCAGCTTCCCTATAGCGCCCCCAAGGCCACTGAGAACCTCACTGGCTTTGTCTTTCCCCGAAACCACAATAGCAATGTTGTACTCTTTAACCATAATCGTCCTACACAGGAACCATAATTCAAGTTATCCCCACTGCCTTGACATCAATCCCAATCTGTGGTATACTATAAATGACGGAACAAGTCATGTTGGCGGAGCTTTTTATTTGCCAGCATTCACAATCCTATACATTGTGAGTAGAGAGCCCGTGCTGGTGCTAGCTCTGTCCTGACTTGTTCCGTCCGGCTGGCAACACATCAGCACGGGCTTTCTGCTATCAAAGGACAGATCAGAAAGGACGGAACAAAATGAACCAAAGTCAAACCCTCAAAGCCTCGCTGCAGGCCATCAACTTCTGGCCTGCCCAATTCCCCCGCTTCACCCCCCAGGAACTCCGCGCCAACATCATTGAGACCCTCGATGACCTGGACGTCATCTCCCTCCAGGTCGTGGAGTGGGTAGCCGTCGCCCTCCTACTCCTCCGCCTGGAATAGCCCTGGCCCCTCCCAAAAAAGCCGCTCGGATCCCTCCTGAGCGGCTTTCTCATTTTTCGTGCCCCTGCGCTTTACTCCTGGCCACCATGGCCTCAACATCCAGACACGCCAGATGTCGCAACACTGTTGTGAGATCCTGGCAGCGTAACGCATCGGGAGGGCAATGATAGACGTCCCGGCAGAGGATCAATTGCAGGTATTCTAGTGGCGGCTGGCCTACACCTGTCCACAGCCAAACTGCCAACCGCCACTTTAACCTTCCCCCTGGGGTTTCTTCATTTCCTGGGTGAGCTCAGCCATGGCCTGATTCATCGCTTCTATGATATCCGGCATGGCCTTCATAGGTAGCTGCCGCACATCGCCAACCACGATACGAGAGAGCATCTCTACCAATTCGCTTGGTTTCAATTCACCCCGACCGGCCAGATCCAATTTCTCCAAATCGCCAAAGGTGAATTCATCCAGGTTGATTTCAATTTTGATCTCTGGCATCAGGTCACCACACTCTTCGTCACTTTGGGAACCCGGATGGTGAACTGGAAAAGCACGACGTCCCCACTCCCCGCCTCGCCCGTTGGCTCAGGACAATTCTTGACTACGCCAGCATCCGAGGTAAATCGAAAATCCCCCACAGATCCACCCTTCGGAGCCCAGCGCACATAGAGATCCCCGGCGTTCTCGTATTGAGTCCGAACCGCCTGCCATGGATCCGAACCGCCTTCCGTGTACACGGTCCGCACGTTCAGTTCAATCGGCTCTCTCTTGCCAGCCGCAATGATGGCCGTATCCCCGTCAAATGTATATGCATCTCCTGATTGCCTATCGCCGCCGCTGCGCTCTACAGCAGCTCCAAATCCACTGATGTCTGTCCAATCCGTGCCGTTGGTAGAGATTTCTACCTTGCAATCCCGCAGGGACATCCCATCTGTCGTTTGCGCCATTTCTGCCTCCTATTCTATAGTCCTACCCCGCTACAACCTCAATGCCGCCACGGTCACCGACGATACGCCGCTGAAATCCACGTACACCGTGCCATCGGATTGGTTGAATGTCCTCGTGGGAAAGCTGCCGATCATCCTCTCCTCACCCGCAGGGATCGCAACCTGCAATTCGGCGATATCCATTCCATCCTGCTTGGCTGGCGTCTGGCAAGTGACCGTGATACTGCCCGCGCCGCCATTCTTGACGTGGACGAGCATATCGCCAACGTTGGCCACAGAATGGCCATCGGCGTTGGCTGCGGTATAAGATGGACTCAACCCGGTTTTAACGATGTCCTGTACGGTCAGTGCTGTCCGTGCCATGTTGTGCTACCTCCTTCGTCAACAATTTGTTGGCTTGCCCCTGCCACTGCACGATCTGCTCAATTGTTGCGGTGCCCACCCGCTCCTTCAGCCAGGCGGGATCTTTGATCACGAAATCCTCCAGGCTTTTGACACCATCCTGCCAGAGCCTCTTGGCGATCTCGGCCCCAATGCCCCTGATTTGCTCCAATCCCCACCGTGGTCGCTGGCCGCTGGCCAACTCAATCACCTCGGCGTCCAACAAGAGCAGAATCTCCTCATCGGCGAGGTGGTCCAGTGCAACGCTCTCGCCCGCCTCATAATATCGTTCGTGCTGGGTGTGCCAGATGCGGGTCAAGGCGCGGTACCGAGCATCTTGTTTCTTTTTTCTGGCCATAATGCCTCCGCGTGCAGTAGGGATAAGAGCGATTATCAATCCTACCGAAGCTCTGTCACACCCAGGGAGATCTCCGCGTAATGGCAGAGCACGTCCCCGAACAGTCGGGGTTCAAACACATCCAACGACGCTGGCAAATTAGATACTTGCGTGCTGCTATCAAATTCCACGTCGAACGCTTCTACCACATCCTCTACCACCACCATCGCCACTTTCTCCGAAGCCGCGCTGTCATCCAACCCGAAGTATCCCCGGATTTTGTAGCCGTAACTCCGCTTGATAGAGCCCCGCCCCCCAGCGCCACCGCCAAATGTGTATTGCTCCTGGGGGAAATTCTGGCAGGTGATGGTCCAGCCCCGGATCACGTCAGAGCTGCCGATGGTCGTCTTGAAGAGGTCCAGGTAAGCTGACCAATCCGCAGCCCACCGCTCGTAATCGTGGACCACCCCCACATTGGCCACGCCCTCAATTGTAGATTTGATACCCGCTCGGACCGTCGCCTCGCTCACCCGGCTAATCTCTCCACAATCCGCTCCACCGCCC